AGTTGCTAGGCATAGAAAGCGAACTAGGCCGAAAAGTTGACGGTGCTCACTTTGCCGGTAGGCATAGACAAGCCGAAAGAAGCTCAAAACCGGTAGCCGAATCAACCCAAAGAATTTTAGATGTTGGGGAGCATAGTATCTTTGACCCAGTTGTTTGTGAATTGTCTTACTTGTGGTTTAGCGGTAAAGAAAACGCAAGAATATTAGACCCTTTTGCCGGAGGTTCGGTTAGGGGTATCGTAGCTTCAACTATGGGGCATGATTACACCGGAATTGAATTAAGGGAAGAACAAGTTGTAAGTAATAGAGAACAAGCGAATAGAATATTTGACAAGCCAAACGAAAAGAAACCGAATTGGATAATAGGCGATTCTAATAAAGTTCTTGATACTTTATTAGTTGGCATGGAAGCGAATCAAATAGAACCTTTTGATTTTATTTTTTCTTGTCCGCCTTATGGAAATTTAGAAATATATAGCGATATGAAAGAAGATATTTCAAATATGGATTACCCCCAATTTTTAGAAATATACGAATCAATCATAGCCAAGTCTTGCAAGTTGTTAAAAAAAGGAGAATTAGCTTGTTTTGTTGTTGGCGAATTTAGGGATAAGAAAGGCCATTTCTACGGCTTTGTACCGGACACAATAAACGCTTTTAAAAAATGCGGTATGAAGTTCTATAATGAAATTATTTTATTAAATGCGATTGGTTCGGCTAGTGTAAGGGCTTCAACTTCAATGAAAAATAGAAAGGTCGTTAAGATACATCAAAATGTATTAGTATTTAAAAAAATATGACAATTAAAAAAGATTTATATGTTTATAGGGTTTTAAATGGAACTAAACGAATCAAAAAAATCAAATTAAGAAAACTATTAGATCACTTAAATATGGAAGTATTTACAAAAAGATTTTTTGCAACCGAAAAAGAAGCAAAGGAATATATAAAAAATGAAAATTTTTAGACCAATAAATTATAGAGAAGTAGATAAGAGAATAAGTAAGGAGTTTAAAAAAGATACCGATTACGATATTTTTCATAAAACAAACGGAAGAATTGTAGTTACTTTTTGGGACGAAGAATATCTCAAAAACTATCCAAATAAAGATGGAAGAAAAAAGAACTAATGGAATATATTAAAAGTGAAAAGAATTTTAAATAAAGAACCTTATTCAATGTTTAATATAGATATGAAAAAAGTTTTAAAAAAGAAAGAAAAGGAAAAAAAGAATGGAAAAAGAAAAGAAACAAAATTGGGTAATATCAAACGAATTATTAAGTCGCTATAATAATTTACCTAAAGAAGCCAAAGAACGAATCACTTTTGAAGAATTTATAAAAGAACCACACATGGTTGAACTTAAAGTTAATACTATTAAAAATATAGCAGTAGGCCGTAAAGTTGTCTTATTGTATGCCAAGCAAGGGAAAAAGGGCTATTATTAATTAATGTATTTTATTATTTTTAAAAAAGGAAACCGATATAGACATTACACTAATGAGATATTTCAAACGGAAGAAGAAGCTAAAGACTACGCAAAAAGAAGCATGAAAAGAAAAGATAAATGGAAAGTTTTAATTTATGATTCGGAAAATATAAAAAAGTATTGGTGGTAATGTTAGAAATAATTATATTATTTGAAGTAATTGCAATAAGTTATTATTTTATTAATCAATAGGTTTAAATTTTATTACGGCATTAAAACTAAAACTTATTCTAGCTTCTTTTGAATTATGCGGATATACTTGATGCTCTAAATTTGCCGGAAAAATATAAAAGTCTCTTTCTTTTGGTTCTTTTTTATATGTAGCAAATTGAAACATACCCTCCGAACCCTCTCTCCATTCTACGCAACCACTAAATTTATTATGCTCTTTTTCTCCCTCTATTGCTTTCATGTCTTTAGGGATTTGAAGATAACCAACGGTGCTAATTGATGGGTTTTCTTGTATTCCGGCAAAATTACTATGTGTATGTAAAGGATTCCATTGATTTTTTAATTGGTAATTATACCAAGCTGAATTAATAGTGATTCGTTCTATTTCTCTATTAGGGTAATGGCTTTCGGCATAGGATTTAATAACTTCATCAAAATAATTTCTTTTCCATTTTAACATAACTTCTGGGGTTATTAAAAACTCTCCATCTTTTCCTAATCCACCGGCTAGTTTAAAGCCAAAACGATAATTTTGTTTTTCTTCTTCCGGCAAGTTTCTTATTTTTTCTAAATCTTCTTTAAAATCTTTTACCAATTCAAAAGGTAAATCCTGTAAAGATATAGAAGAACCAAAAGGTTTGAATATTTTTACATTTATTTTACTCATTTTTTATTAAACTCCACACATCCCCTCACATTCATTGTTAAATAAATCTAATTGATCTGTTTTTTTATTAAAATCTATTTCATTTATTGGTTTTAAATCTCTATGTAAAAAAAGTTTATCTTTTAATTTTTCAGAACCAGCACTTTTATTAAATCTAATATTTGATCTAATTAAATTATCAATTTTTATAACTTCATTCCATTCATCTTTATCTTTTTTAACTTCTATCCATTCTTTATTTGAATGAAAAGGGCAAAAAGTACAAGCTGATCTTGGGGGAGTTGGATAATTATTATTATTCATCCATTTAATACAATCATTTCTTGTTAATTTATTATCTATTAATGGATAAATATTAGTAATATATTTTAATTTATTTGTTTTCATTCTTTGAACTTCGTCTATGGAAATCCCCATTAATAGTTCTACTTTAGTTTCTTTTTTTACTCTTTCACCTTTTTTGTAACCTAATAATTCCCTTATTTTTTTTGTTACAGGTTTTATTTTATAGTCTGTCGTACACATTCGTCTAATCATTCCCTTTTTTCCTGTTATAATGTTTTGTGTAAAAAATGGTGCGGAAAAAGATTTATATTCTCCTTTAGAAGCATCAATAATATCTTGTTTTAAATTTCTCCATTGAACTATATAAACAGGAAAAGAAACTTTTTTTTTTAAAAAATCTAACCACTTAATTACTTTTTTTGGCTCAGCTCCCACATCTGCAAATATAGCTGCATCAACCATAGGTATTTCTCCTTTTTCTATCATTAAAGCTAAAGTTGATGATTGAACTCCAGCACCTAAACTTAATATTCTTAAATTTTTTTTCATAAATCTGCTTCATTATATAAATCTTTAATAGGAATAGCATAGCAATAAGGCCTAGAAGCTATGCCAAAGTTAGTTAAGTATTTATCGTCTGGTTTAGTAAAGTTAGGAAACCAACCCATTATTTTAAAGTTGGGGTTTTCATCTATAACTAAAACAAATTTACATTTTTTATCACTAGGTCTAATAATTAAAACATTGTTGGGTTTTTTAAATTGGGAACGAACTTCAATGTCTTTTCCTATATCCGGTTTATTGTAAGTGCTATAAGTATCACTATAACTGCCATTCCAAAAAACATTTTTCCATTTTGCAAAAGCCACTTCACAACAAGCACCGCTAATACCTAAAGCTAAAGTTTTTTCTACTGTTCCTTGATAACCATGACCAAAACTACGACCCATTTTTTGATTTTCTATAAATCTTCTACCGGCTACATCATGAGCTAATTGTACTTCGTAAGGTTCTAATTTAATTTCTATCAATTTCATCTCCCCAACTATCCCAACCTTTAACCTTTTGCCTAGCAAAGAGTTCAATTCTTGGTAAGTCGCCACATAAATTTACTATTTCATTTCTAACTATATGTGGTTTTTTGCTGTGTTCCCTACGCTTATCAATTACTAATTGTTTTACATTTTTAGAAATTCTTTTTGGACTACCTTTAGTTGCTAATAAACACATTTCAGGATTTGCCCTTGTCCAGTATCCTAAACCCATAAAAAAATTATTCATTTGATTCGTTTTAACCCATGTAAAAGCCACCGTTTTATATTTAAAACCCCATTCTTTAAGTAGTCTAAAAGATTTTTCAAGAAAAGGATCAGTAACCCACAAAAACAAAACGCAATCCACACTACAAATATCAGAAATAGGCAACTTGCATATATCGTTGAACTCCATACAAGAATAATGTTTTGTTGCGTTGCGTTCTTCGCCTTTTTTAGAATAGCTTTTAAAGTAGTAAGGTGGATCGGCATAAATTATTTTATATTTTTTTTTAGGAAAA